GTTTCTGCCGAGGAAGGCTTCAATGAGATCCATCCGCTCGATTTAGGTCCAACAAAGCAGCCATGCGCGAGGAGCTGGACTGCATCCCCCGCGACGGCTCCGGCGTGGCCATCCCCACCGTGCTCATCGAGCGAGCCATGCGCGAGGAGCGCCCGGTGCTCCGCCTGTCCTTCGACAAGGAGTGGGCGCTCAAGTCGCAGGAATATCGCCAGAGCTTCGCCGAGGACTGGATTCGGCTCCACGTTCAGCCGCTCCTGGATAAGCTCGATACCTCCATCGAGCATTCCTTCGGATCGGACTACGCTCGTCATCGCGACTTCGCTCAGTTCGCTCCGATCGCGGTTCCGAACAATCTTTCCCGGTACGTGCCTTTCGTCATCGAGATGCACAACGTGCCGACCAAGCAGCAGGAGCAAATCATCTGGCATTGCATCGAGCATCTGCCGCGTTTCCGTGCTGGTGCCATGGATGCCACCGGCAGCGGCGCTATCCTGGCCGAGTATACGGCTGACAAGTTCGGACATGACCGTATCATCCAGGTGACGCTCAATGACGCTTGGTACAGGGAGCACATGCGTCTCTTCCAGGATGCTTTCACCGACGACGTCTTTGATCTGCCCAAAGACGGCAATCTCCGAAACGACCTTCGCGCCCTGGAGGTGATCGACGGCATCATCAAACTGCCCAAGCTCACCAAGAAAGACCTGAAGGAGCCGGAGAAGAAGCGGCATGGCGACTTCGCCATCGCCCTGGCGCTGGGCTACATCGCCACGTTGCACGACGTTGCGCCGTGCGAATTCTTCGTCGGTGGCCAGCATCGCGACCTCGGCATGTTCAGGCCGGACCATGGCAATACCGACATCACCTCGATCTTAGACAACGGAATCGACTGGAGTGGATTCAATGACTGATACCAAGACAACGTCCAGCGCCGAGCTGATGGAATACTCTGCCGCTGGCGGAATGAACGATCTCGACACCTATGTCGGCGAAATCGTGCCCAACGAGGATCGTGTGCTGCAATCCTTGGGCGGGGATCTCGCCGAGTATGAAAAGCTCATGCGCGACGGTCAGGTTGAATCCTGCCTCCAGCAGCGCCGGGACGCGGTTATCGCTCGCGAATGGGAAGTCACCCCCGGCGGTGATGACCAGCGGGATCGCGATGCCGCCGACTTCCTCCGCAAGCAGCTCGACAATATCAAATTCGACCGCAAGACCCGCATGATGCTGTCCGGTGTGTTCTACGGATACGCTGTCTCCGAGTGCATGTGGGAAATGGAAGACGGGAAGGTCATTCTCAAGGACATCAAGGTCCGCAAGGCCAAGCGGTTCCTCTTTGACAAGGACGGCAACGTCCGGCTCAGGACAATGGGGAATCCCGACGGCGTGGTCATGCCGGAGCGCAAGTTCTGGACATTCAGCGCCGGAGCCGATGACGACGACTCTCCATACGGGCGCGGACTCGCCTACTACCTTTACTGGCCGGTGTACCTGAAGCGGAACGGTGCCAAGTTCTGGGCGATCTACCTTGATCGCTTCGCGGCCCCCACGGCCTTGGCCAAGTATCCCGCCGACACCGCCGATAAGGCAGCCAAGCAAACGGCTCTGGAAGCCGCCATGGCCATCCGCACTCGTGGAGCCATGGCCATCCCGAAGGGGTTTGAGCTGGAGCTTCTGGAAGCGCTCAAGTCCGCTGGCGGCGATTACGAAAAGTTCCTGCTCTATTGGGACGGCGATATCGCCAAGATCATCCTCTCCCAGACCGGCACCACAGACGCCAAGCCCCATGTCGGTACCGCCAACGTGCATAGCCAGATCAAACTGGACATCATCAAATCCGATGCCGACCTCGTGTGCGAGTCCTTCAACGATGGCCCGGCGCGGTGGCTCACCGACTGGAACTTCCCCGGTGCTGCCTATCCGAAGGTGTCCCGCGTCATCGAAGACCCTGAGGAGGTCAAGTCGAACATCGATCGCGATGAGAAGCTGCACGAGATGGGATACGAGTACACCGACGACGAGCTGCGCCGCCGCCATGGCGATGGATGGAAGCGAAAAGAGGTAGCGGCATCCGCTCCCCAGCACGGCTCCCCGGCATCATTTGCAGAAGCCGGGGACGGCGACGATGTGGACGTGCTCACGGATCAGCTCGACGAGCTGGCCGCTCAAGAGATGCAGGATGCCATCGATGTCATCAAGGAGCTGGTCAACGATCCGACAGTCACCACACTGGAGGAACTGAGCGAGCGGCTGCTCGATGCCGTTCCCGATCTCGACCTGAATGGCCTCGCCACGCTCATGGCCAGCGCCGGTGCTCTTTCCACTCTCCAGGGGATGGCGGCTCACGATGGCGACTAGCATCAAACAGGGCGGCACTCCCTTCCAGGAAGCCATCGACACCTTCAAGAACAAGGTCCGGCTGCCTACGTCCCACTGGACAGACATCTGGGAGCAGGAACACGGTCGCGCCTTTGTCGTGGCTGGTGCCATGAAGGACGATCTGCTCACCGACTTCCAGGGTGCCATCCAGAAGGCCATTCAGGACGGCACGACACTTGCCGACTTCAGAAAGGACTTCGACAGGATAGTGGAGCGTCACGGCTGGAGCTACAACGGCGGTCGGGGCTGGCGGACCCGCGTCATCTACCATACCAATCTCCGGCAGGCCCATATGGCTGGCCGCTGGCAGCAAGCCCAGCGCCTCGCCCAGGTCAGGGCCAAACGCGGCGAGAAGGTCTATCTCCGCTATGTGGCCGTCCTTGACGACCGTACCCGCGATCAGCATCGCAAGTGGCACGGTCTGATCCTGCCGATCGATCATCCGTTCTGGCGCACCCACTACCCCATGAACGGATGGGGCTGCCGCTGTACCGTCCAGGTGCTCACCGAGCGCGATCTCAAGCGCCGTGGCTTGTCCGTCTCGGACGATCCCGACATCGAGTATGTGGAACATACCATCAACACGCCGACTGGGCCGCGTACCGTGAAGGCTCCTGAAGGCATTCATCCTGGCTTCGCGAGCAACCAGGGCGAGGCGGCTTGGGGGCGTCAGCTTTCCGAGGATGCCTTCCGGCAATTCAACACGTCCGGTGCCAAGCGCTGGAAGCCGCTGACCGATGGTGGTTACATGGAAGCCGGACGTCCGGCCAAAGTCCCGGCGGACAAGCCTGTGGCCAAGCTGGCTGCCAAGGCTGCCGACACGGGCGAGATGGAGGGCATGATCCGTAAGGCTATCGGCGGCGAGGCCGAAAAGGTGTTCACCCTGGCCGACGGCTCTCCGCTTCTGGTGGACGCCGCCACGCTGGCCGAACATATCGACATATCCCGCTCACCGTTCATCCCGCTTTTGCCGGAGCTGATCGAAGACCCCTATGAAATCTGGATGACATTCGAGCAGAGCGCGGCGACCGGCAAGGTCGTGCTCAGGAAGCGCCTCATCAAGCTGGTGGCGCTTGAGAAAGACAAGCTGCTGGTTCTGGTGGCCAATGCCTCCAGGGGCATGTTCACCGGCTGGACATTCATCCCGATCCGCAGGGTCCAGGAGCTGAATCGTCTTCGTAGAGGGCGTCTGATGTGGGGGAAGTAAGAGATGGGGGTCATGAGTGAGATGGCCACTCGACCGCCCGGCACGGATTGCGCGAGCCATCTTCGCATCCGAGCCTTCGTAAAAAGACTGTAAGCCTCGCGCAAGCCCTGGTCAACCCGTACCGCTGGATTCGCCCCGTAAGGCGTTTTGACATGGCGGATGCGGACGATGAGTCTAGAAATTGTTTAAAGCAAGATTTAAACGCAATTCCAAGTGAATGACGGGGCGGTCCATCCTCTATAGGGACTGAAGAAAACCAGCATGGTGACATTTTCATCCCGATGTCGTATGTTTGCCTCCAGCATCGACCACCCCGCCAAAGGCACCCGGAACTATTCCGGGTGCCTTTTTTTATGTCTTCCGCACAAGGTGGGAACTGATTGAAACCCCATCCACTACGCGAAGGAGGTGGCGATGTGCCGCTGATTCAGATTTTCAAAGCGGGAACGCATACGGACATGAACGGCAGGACGTGGACGATCACGGACGCTGATGTCGCTCAGCTCGCCGAAGGCTACGATCCTGCCAAGCATGAGGCCCCGGCTGTCATCGGCCACCCGAAAACGGATGACCCCGCCTATGGCTGGGCCAAGAAGCTGGTTGCCCAGGACGGCCTGCTCCTGGCCGAACTCGATCAGGTCGATCCTGAGTTCGCCGAGATGGTCAAAGCCGGAAAGTTCAAGAAAATCTCCGCCAAGCTTTATCCCCCCGGCCATGCTTCCAGCTACGCCGAGAACGGTTGGGGGCTTTGCCATATCGGCTTCCTGGGCGCTCAGCCTCCTGCTGTAAAGGGTCTGAAGTCCGCCGAGCTGGGCGAAGATGATGGTGAGTGCGTAGTCGTCGAATTCGGCGACACCGTGGATCGATACGTGCCGCGTATGTTCCAGAGGCTCCGCGACTTCTTCATCGAGGAGTTCGGTTTGGAAGAGGCCGACAAGGCCATCGACCAGTGGGACGTCCAGTGGCTGACCGAAGGGGCTGCCGCCGATCGGGCCGCTGATGGCGATCCCGCGTTTTCGGAGTCCGACAAACCCAATCCCGACAAGGAGGATGATGTGTCCAAGGAAATGGAAGCTGCCCTCAAGCAGCGTGAAGATGATCTGGCGAAGCGCGAAGTCGAATTCGCCGAGCGAGCAGCTCGTGCCGAAGCCGACGCCTTCGTGGCTGAGCTGATCGCTGACGGCAAGATGACCGAAGGTCTTTCCAACGGTGTGGCTGCCTTCATGGCCAAGCTGCCCGACGGCAAGGATGACATGGTCGCCTTTGCTGATGGTGATGATGCCAAGGAATCCACCCCTCGTGAATACTTCAAGGGGCTGCTGACCAACCTTGGCACCGTGGCCGAGTTCACCGAACTCTCCGCCGAAGATGGCAAAGGCGAAGACAACGGCATGGACTCCCAGGAGCTTGCCTCCGAGGCTGTTGCGTTCATGGACAGCCAGAAGGCCAAGGGTATCGAAATCACTTCCGTCCAGGCCGTCGCGGCGGTCAAGGCCGGAAAGCACAAGGAGAAGTAGACCATGAGCAATCCCGGTCTGATCAAATCCAAGAAGGCGGAAGGGACCATCTACCCCAACCGCATCGTGAAGCACGGAAGCGCCGATGGCTTGATTGCCCAGGGCGCTGCCGCTACCGACGCCCTGTGCGGCGTCTCCACCGAAGTGGGAGCTGAAGACGGCGGCGTGATCGACATCGTCAAGTCCGGCATCCCCGAAATCGAGTTCGGCGGCACCGTTGCCGCTGGCGATCCGCTGACCTCGGACGCCGACGGCAAGGCGATCAAGGCCACCGTGGCTGGCAGCCGGATCATTGGATTCGCCGACGTCGCGGCTGTGGCTGGCGACATCGTCGCCTTTGACTTCAACCTCGGCATCCTGCCGTAAAGGACGGTTTAAACAATGGTTAAACTCGCCAATTTCCCGGTCGATCCCGAAGCCACCGCCGTGGCCATCGCATACCGTAATCCCGATTTCATGCTGATCGGCGACGACGTCATGCCGCGTTGCACCCCGGTCAGCACCCGCGAATTCAGCTACCTCCGGTATCCCGTAGGCACGTTCTTCACGGCACCCGATGACACCCTGGGACCGACCGGCGTCGCCAACGAGGTCAAGACCAGCGCGACCAAGGAAACCGGCAGCGCCGAAGATCATGGCCTCAAGATCAAGATTTCCCAGAAGGACATCGAGGACGCCAAAAAGAACGGTCTCAACCCGGTCAACGAGGCTGTCAGCGACATCATGTACTTCGTCACCCTAAACCGCGAAATCCGCGTGGCAGGCATGGTCGGCAACTCCGACAACTACAGTGCCGACAACGTGCTCACTCTCTCCGGGACCGACATGTGGTCCGACAAGGAAAACAGCGATCCCCTGGAGCAGCTCCTCGGCATCATTGACGGCCCGCTCATGCGGCCCAACATGATGACGCTCAGCCTTCCTGGTTGGACCAAGCTCCGCACCAACCCCCAGGCCATCAAGGCCATCAAGGGCGCTCTGGGCGAAGGCGCACTGACCAAGAAGCAGGTCGCCGAGTACCTGGAGATCGAGGACATCCTCGTCGGCGCTACCCGCGTGAACGCCGCTCGCAAGGGGCAGGACCTGAACCTCCAGCCGTGCTGGGGCAACTTCTGCGCTCTGCATTATCGTTCCAAACAGGCGAACACCAAGCGCGGCATTACCTGGGGCATGACCGTTCCCAAGGGCCGTCGTATCGCCGGTTCCTGGCCGGAAAAGGAAATCGGCCTGGAGGGCGGCATCGTGACCGTCGCTGGCGAGATCGTCGGTGAAGTCGTGGTCGGTGCCGAGTGCGGCGCAATCATCCAGAACCTCTTCTAGGGAGGAATGATGCCCAAGGAACTCACTTATCCCGTCATCGGTAAACTGCGTCACAACGGCGATCCGCTCGGCATGGGCGACACCGTCGCCCTGACCGAAGAACAGGCCGCGCCTCTGCTGAAGATCGGCGTGATCGCGGAAGCTTCCGTGCTTGTCGCTGTGGCGGAAGCCGGTGCTACGCTCAAGCCTGAAGGCGATGACCTGACCCAGGCCATCATGTGCGTCATCGAGGAGCTGGACTCCGTCAAGGACTTCACCAAGGGCGGCTTCCCGAAAGCGGCCAGCGTTATCGGCCAGCTCAGCTACGACGTCTCTGCCGCTGAGATCGCATACGCCTGGGATGGATACCCGGAGGGTGACGAGTAATGAGCTACGCCACGGTTCAGGAAGTCATTGATCGCCTCGGCGAAGATGAACTCTGGGGCATTGCCGGTGATGACGGCGAGGGCAACCTCAATACGGCTACCATCGACATCGCCCTGGCTGATGCCACCGAGGAGATCGACTCCGCGATCCGTGTCCGGTACCGGCTGCCGTTGGCGACCGTGCCGGGGATCATCAAGCGCATCTGCATTGACAAGGCCGTGGCGCTTATTCCGTCCAACGGCGCTGAGATGAGCGACCTCATCAAGGAGCGCGACAAGACCGCCGACAAGCGTCTCAACGAGATCGCGAGGGGCGTCCGCCAGCTCGATCTGGTGGAAGCCCCTCGCAATATCACCGGCGGCGGAGTTCTGATCTCCGTCCCTGATTCTCCGTTCTCCGAAGACAAGCTGAAGGGATTCTGATGTCTGTCCACATGGAATTTGAATTCGATACCGAGCTGGCCGGAGCGCCCCTGGATGATCTGCGCCGCAAGCTCTCCGATCTGACCGATCTCCACGACGAGGTCGGCATGTATCTGGTGTCGTCTACCCAGCAGCGCTTTGAGGATGGCCAAGCGCCCAACGGTTCCTATTGGCTTCCGTCCGGTCGGTCCAAGGAAGACGGCGGACAGCCGCTTACCGATCGGGGGCATCTGCGCGATTCCATCACCTACGACGCGGATGAGGATGGCGTGGATTGGGGATCAACCATGGTTTACGCCGCTGTCCACCAGTTCGGCGCTCTGATCATGCCCAAGGAACCCGGCGGATATCTGGTCTTCCGTGCCGGAGACGGCTTCGTGAAGGTCAAGTCCGTCGTCATCGAGGCGCGTCCCTACCTCGGCCTCAACTCCGAAGACGAGCGCGTGATCCGCGAGATCGCCGAGGAATATATGGCCGAACCGCTGAGGGGGAACGCATGAGCAGCATGAACGAATTTCTCGACGCGGTAGCTGCCGACCTGAAGGCCAAGTTTCCCGGCGTCAAGTCCTGCGAAGTTCATCCTGGCCAGTTCGACCTGAAGGAGCTGGCAAGGATTTCCTCCCAGGCACCGGCCTTTCGAGTGGCCACTTACGAATTTTCCAAGATTGATGAAGCGGATGGCGGCGAGGTTGACTTCGATTGCGGCCTCTCGCTGGCCATCATCACCACGGACAAGAAAGGGCTTCCCCGCGAGGTGGCTGCCGTGACTCTGTCCGAGCAGCTGACCCGGCTCCTGGCCAAAGGCCAGTCCTTTGGCTGTGACTATGCATTCCCGTCCCATTCGCCGACAGCTCGCAATCTTTACGGCGGGGAGCTGTCCGCCAAGAAGGTCCAGATGTGGGAAGTGAAGTGGCGGCAGACCGTCCGCCTGGGCGATCCCGATTGGCAGCCTGAAGGCGTCATGCCGACCGAGCTGTATGCCGGTCAGTCTCCCGATATCGGCATCGGCCACGAGGAAGACTACAAGCGAATCGGAGGGGAAGGCTGATGTCCGATGATCTGATGTATCGCGTGGCCGAGCTGGAGCGGATCGTCGGCTCTATGATCCGCATGGGCAAGATCGAGGAGGTCGATTACGACAAGGCTCTTTGCCGTGTCCGATCCGGCGGCATCCTTACTGGCTGGCTCCAGTGGTCCACCACTCGCGCCATGGGCGAGAAGACATGGTGGGCACCCAGGATCGGCGAACAGGTCATGGTCTTTTCCCCTTGCGGCGACCTCGCCCAGGGCAAGGTCATGATGGCCTTCTATCAGGATGCGGCCACGGCTCCGGCCAGCTCGCCGGATATCCATCGCTATGAGTACCCGGATGGCGCTTTCGTCGAATACGACGAGACCACCGGCACCCTCACGGCGGACGTCCCTGGCCTCATGAACCTGAAGGCTCCGCTGATCAACACCCAGGGCGACGTGGCCATTCAGGGCAACCTGAGTGTTACAGGCAATATCTCGGCCACCGGCACGGTCATCGATGGCGGCGGCAATACCAACCATCACTCACATTAAAGGAGCGTTTAAATGGAACTCAAAGAATACACAGTCGAAAAGAGTGGCCGCATCCAGGGGCTCTGGCGTGAAAAAAACGAGACCATCAAACTGTCCGATGCGGCAGCCCGTTATCCGGCCATGAGTGGCCAGATCAAACTCAAGGGAACCAAGAAACCCACCGCCCAGAAAAGCGAGGACAAGTAGTCTATGAACGGCATGAGCGTCACTGGCAAGGCCCTTTCGGGCATTGACCATCTCTACCAGTCCATCAGGGACATCCTGACCACGCCCATCGGGACGCGGGTCATGCGCCGTGACTACGGCTCTCGATTGTTCGACCTGATGGATCGGCCCATGACGCCCGCGCTGATCGTGGACATCTTTGCCGCCGTGGCCGAAGCGCTTGATCGCTGGGAGCCGCGCTTCAAACTTGTCCGAATTGAGGTGGCCGAGGCTAAAGGCAACGGCGCTCTCGTCCTGAGGTTTGAAGGTAAATACTTGCCGGACGGCAAGGACGTGACTCTGGAGGGGATTGTCGTATGAGCGGTGGATACGGAGATATCGACCTGTCCAGCCTGTCTGCGCCGGATGTGGTTGAGAGCCTGGACTATGAGCAGGTGCTCGCCGACATGGTTGCCGACCTACAGGCCGTCATGCCCGACTTCGACGCGACTCTGGAGTCCGATCCGGCCATGAAGGTGCTCCAGGTCGCGGCCTATAGAGAGGTCAATCTCCGGCAGCGTGTCAATGATGCTGCGCGGGCGGTCATGCTTGCTCATTCCAAGGGGTCCGACCTCGACCAGCTTGCTGCGCTGTTCGGCGTGGAGCGTCAGATGATCGATCCCGGTGATCCTGACAAGTATCCGCCCATCCCGCCGACTCACGAGGACGATACGAGTTTGCGCCGCCGTACTCAACTATCCCTGGAAGGGCAGACCGTCGCCGGTTCCGAGGGAGCATACATCTTTCACGCCCTGTCCGTCGCCGGGGTCAAGGACGCCAGTGTTGACAGCCCGAATCCGGGCGAAGTCGTCGTCACAATCCTGGGATTGACTGACCAGGGCGTTCCCAGCGCCGACCTGCTCGCTTCCGTTTTGGCTACTCTCGATAACAGGACTGTCCGCCCCTTGACCGACCAAGTGACGGTCGAGGCCGCGACGATCATCGAGTACGCCATCGAGGCCACGCTCACGATCGGCAGCGGCCCGGACGCGGCTGTCGTCATTGAGGCCGCACAGTCCGCCGTTGAGGCGTTGACGATCGAAAGCCACAAGCTTGGCCAGGACGTGAATGTCTCCGCAATCTATGCAGCTCTCCACCAGGAAGGCGTCCAGAAAGTCGAACTCACGACCCCCGTTGCAACTGTCGCCGTTGCCTCCAACGCAGCAGCCTATTGTACCGGCATCATTCTGTCCCAGGGAGGCGCGTAGTGGCTGACCATCTGCTGCCGCCCAACGCGACCGCTGACGAGAAGGCTATCGCCTCCGCACTGTCCAGGTTGTCGGACGTGCCGGTGCCGATCCGCGAGCTGTGGAACCCCGATACCTGTCCAGCGGAATTATTGCCCTGGCTCGCCTGGGCGCTGTCCGTCGACGTGTGGAACACCGCATGGCCGGAGGCCAAGAAGCGACAGGTCATCAAGGCTGCCATCGTGGTCCATCGACACAAGGGGACTCCCTACGCCGTCGAAGAAGCGTTCCGCGCCGTCAACATCCGGGCCACCGTCAAGGAGTGGTTTGAGTATGGCGGCGATCCGCACAAGTTCAAGCTGGCGGTCGACGTCGTAGATGAAGGGTTGTCGGCGACGACCTACGCCATCATCGAGGAGATCGCGGCGAAGACCAAGAACGTCCGCTCCCACCTCGACGGGCTGGACGTCTATCTGTCCGGCGATGCTTCCGTACAGGCTTCCATGCATTCCCAGGTCGGCACATCCGTGGATGTCTACCCCTGGATTCCAGAAGATCAGGACGTTGAGGCCAGCACTCAATTCAGCGCTGGCATCGCCGTCTACACCATAATCGACATCGAATACCAAGGAGCTGGCGCATGAGCACCTATTTCTGTTTGTTGACCGCAGTCGGGCAAGCGTCCATCGCCAATGCCGTTGCATTGAATCAGGACGTGCAGCTCGCCGAAATGGCGGTTGGAGATGGAGACGGCAGCGCGATCACGCCGATGGCCACCATGACCGAGCTGGTCAATGAGGTCTATCGAATCCCCGTCAACACGATCTACATCGATCCTCAGGACGCTGGTCATGTCATCGCCGAAATGGTCATCCCCAGCAATCAGGGCGGTTGGACTGTCCGTGAGGTGGGACTGTTTGATGCTGACGGCCATCTGTTTGCTGTTGGCAGTCTGCCGGAATCCGTCAAACCGGCTACAGGCGAAGGCGCTGGGGCCGAGATGACCGTGCGAATGCACCTGACCATGAGCGCGGCCCAGGCGGAAACCATTGATATTAAGATTGACCCTACTATCGTCCTCTCGACCCGTCAGTATGTAGATGAGTCCATCGCCTCTCACGCTGTGAACGTTAATGCACACCCGGACAAGGCCGGGGTGGTCCACTCACATGATGGATATGCGACGACCGATCACGTCCACTCCGAATACGCAGAGGATGAGCACACCCACCTCGCCGAAAACATCACCGACCTGCTGACCTCGCCGCGATCCTACTCCGCCGTGCAGGCTTACACGCCCGTTGCCCTGCCCATTGAATCCGGGATCGTGTTTTGGGACATGACGGCCACCCCTGTAGCGGAACTGGTCCTCTCTGAGGACGTCACGTCTATGATAATAG